TTTTTGTTGTTGCTTTGCAAGATGAGCTAATTCTGGAATAACTTCTTGCTTTTTAAAATCTTTATTTGCCATGTTGTCTATCCTCGACTCTTTGGTTAATAAAATACAATCCTTTGTGAAGGGAGTCCTCATCCGTGAGGAACATGGAGAAATCTTAAGCGAAAACTCTTTCCACTGAACCGATCAAGCTGTTTGCTGAATCGATTAAACTTAGTGAACTATTGTTAATACCAATAACATGTGTACGGTCATCAATTTGACTACCTACAGCTAAAGGTGCTTGTTCTTGATACCATGCTTCTGTATAAAGTTGTTTATTAGCTGATGGTACGTTCAGAACAAGCGGTACAGCAGCGTTATTAGTGAATTGACCTAATTGGTCAAATAACTGATCCGATACGCTGTGAGCCTTTACAGTGACTTCTATAGTACCTTGTAGCATTCTACTACGGTTAACAGTTGTACCACCATTAATACCCATCTGAACTTCTGCGCGAGGGTTTGTTGGAGTAAGAGTGATCATACTATCACTACCAAAGTGTTCGATTGGAATACCACCAATAATTAATTCTACATCTGCAGGATCAAACGTATATACTTGTGTATCTAATGCCATTATTTAATTCCTCTTTATTATTGTGGTTGACGGTTATTGACAACATACACATTAACGTTAACATGATGGATTGCACCAAGATAAACAACCTCAATCACACCGTTTCGCCAAATACGATTACTAATATCAGCATCTGTTTGGTCTGCTCTGTTACCGAATCTTACAATTGGATTAAGATCAATTGTTTGACCTTGACTGTTAGTATCAAAACCTGTTGCAATTGTTCCACCATTGACACCTACACGGATAACGTTATTATTTACACGACTCTCTAGTATACGAGCACCAGCACTTGAGTAAGGAACTGCTCTTCCTTGATTAACTCTTGAACGAAGTAAGTCAAACAATGTCTGCTCTGTTGTTTCTTTGATCCATAAACTGAATCTAATCACATCACCAAACTGACCTGACATGCTCCAACCTTCACGATAAACACCAACTCCACGTTCTTCTACATAGAAGTTTGTGTTACGTGATGCTAAAGTAGCTCTTTGGTTCTCTGTCCAATTATCTGTTGGAATGTTTGGTAAAGTTAACAAGTTAGCAGTTTGAACATTAGCTGGACTGATACCTGCCTGACCACCAATAACTGCTGCTTCAGGGAAATGTGTGTCTGCAACTCCACTCAGCATCAATTCTACTTTATTCTGAGCAAGTAAACTAAGTGAGTATGCAATATTACTTGTATTACCACTATCAGCACTGTTGGTATCATTAGTAGATGTTTTATACTGGTAACGATCACTAGCTTGTGCAAATGTTGCAATAGCTGCTACATCTGTTGAATCATGTGTTTCCGCCATTAAGAAAGCAACATCATCATCTTGTGCAAGCGCGTTTTGTAAAGTTGTTACAGGTTGGTCACTTGTATTATCTAGAACAGTGATATGAGGAACAAGAGTGTTTGCTGTAAAACTTGCCCAACCAAAGCTAGAAGGATAAGTATTACCTGCAATAGTCGCTGTGATAACTGCACCTGAAGCTGCGAACACTGGGTTTTGTGAATCACTTGTTGGGAAAGCTGTTGTTAATAAACCTGCTAAAGCCGTAGCTGCAGCATCTGTATCATCACCACTTTGAATTGTATAGCTAATAACACTAGCAACACCATTAACATTGGCATTCAAGCTAATTACACTATCTTCTGCAGGAATACTGTTGACAGTAAGTGTGATTGTTGTTACAGTAGCTCTTGCCACTTTCATTGAAGCTGGAGCTGCGATTCCACCAAATAAACCTGTTGCGAACATATACACTGGTGAGTTGATTGCTGCACCTGCTGCTGTTACACTATTAATTGTAGGGAATGTATCAATTGTATTGCTAGTTAGGTTATGTGGAATGGCTACCAGTGGGAATTCAAAACTTTGTTGAGTTGATGGAGCACTCTCTAAGAATACATTTACATCAACTGTATCTGGAGTATAAATTGCCATTATTTTTCCTTTATCGATATTTACGTAAATATAAAGGTAGTCTTTTGGCAAAGACTTGTTTTCCTTTATAGATTATTATAACATTTATAATAGTTTGTGGGAAGCTGTTGGTTTTTAAGGTGAGGGAGTGTAAGTAGTTGTAAATGGAGTAGTGATTGTTCCATCTGAAATACTTCCTTCCACTGTTTCAATATCACCAAATACACCATCTTGGTCTTTACAAATATAGTGTAAAGTTATTCTCATTGTTGCACCTGCTTCCATTTCCTGATCATCTATTGGCGTAAAACTATTTGCAACAGGAGTTACCATTCCTACACCAACAGTTTTAAACCTCTGGAAGAAATCATAATGTTTAACAGGTTTCTTTAAAGCTTGTTTTACTCTGGATAAATCTGTAAAAGCATTTCCTTTGTAAGTTTTTATATCACAAGCAACTTTCCATTGAAAAATGTCAAATTCATTTCCGTTAGAATCTTCTATTCTGTCAATAGGATCATTACCATAATCACTAGGATTCATACCGCTAATCATCATAGGTCTTACTGTAATATAAGGGTCTACAGGAACACTTAAATCCCTATCTGCTCTGATTATCTTTCTACTTGGAAGAGTATCTTTTAACAAATACGCTAGCCTTTCTAGAGCAAATTCATAAGCTTCGTCATGATCCATTATATCGTCTACTGTTAAGCCAGCCATGCAGCCTCCCAATATGGTGTGTATAATTGATCTCTTGTTAAGTTTTGTATTGTAGAAACATCAGGGTACTTTGTGATACCCTCATCATCTTCTGAAGTAGTATCTTTCTCAATCAAAACTTCATAATTGTTTCTAACATTATTTCCCCAAGGTTTAGACATTATAACTCTATACCATCCACCTTTGTTAGGAATAGTTAATCTAGAAGTTGCTGTATTGAAAAATCCATCTGGAATATATACACTTGTTCCCATGAAATTAGTTCCATCTTCTTGCGCCCAAAGAGGACTATTACTAATCAATACATAACAATTATCTTTCTTTATACCCTCTATCAATACTTGAACAGGATTCTGTTTTATAGGGTGTAGAGTACACGCTACGGCTACATCTTTGATCATGTTGAATGATGTTATGTCATTATCCCAAGGACCGTCTGTGTCCTCTACAGCCTCTCTGTGAACGATAGGGAAATAAAACTTTCTGATTAAGAAGTCTGTTCTTCTATCTAAAAACATTATTCTTTCTCCGTTGTTGATTTACTAGAGACACTGTTATACATAAACCCTGAATTTATCAAGATTGTATCACTCCCTTTAAGTCTGATTGTAGAAGGAGCTAACGCTTTATAATCACCTTCGTCAATAGCAAACTGTATTTGTTCTGCACTTTCTTTTCCTATGAAGTCTAAAGCTTTCGTATAAGATGCTCTTCCTTCTAAAAAGGATTGACCAATACGTCTAGCAAACTTACTATCAAGAAGGTCTTCTACATAAAGTTCAGCTAAATCAAAGAAAGGTCTTGGAGGAATGTGCCATTTCTTACCACCATCACTCTTTGTACCGTAGTTGTTCCAAACAGCAACTTGTGCAACAGGAACTTCTGCAGTAGGGTGTATTCTTGCTGGATCTAAGAAACCATATTCTACAACTTGATCATCCAGCCATTCCATTTCTCTTTCTAATTCATCAAGCCCTGATAAATCTAAATCTACATCTATGTCACCTTTTATCACCATTTTCTGTTCCATCCTGACATATTGTTGATGATGGCGTTTGATTTCTCTTTAACATTTTCTACAGGGTCATCTTTAAGGTTTTCACTTGCACACAAAATCAAATTTATATAAGATATGTTTGGACGACTTCTGTAGATTCTATCAACTTCTCTTTTAACTTCCTTGAAAGGTTTCTTAGTTGTAGATTGTAATTCTTCGTAAGCTAGTTTTAAATTAACCATTTTACTACCTCTCTAAACGAAAAAAGCCCTCATACCACAAAGGCAGAGGGCTTCTAAATTAACCTATTACTAGGCTTTCTCTTCTTCCTGTTTATCTTTCTTGGCAGATTGCTTCCTTGTCTTTTTCTTAGGAATTTCTACTTCGATTACTTCGATATATCCATTTGGAAGAGTTTTAACAATTTTACCATTCTTCTTCATTATTAAGTACCTCTATCTTTTATTATACAGGTTGAAGATGTTATGGTCAAATCAGGTTACACTATTATTGCTTACGTGTCAAGGCACATCATTAACAATATCTGCTGTGGTCATATTAACCATTGTGAAATCTGCACTTCCTATACTATCAACTAGTGTAGGGTAAGTATCTCCATCTCCCATGCGCCACCAACTAACAGGTTGTTGTAAAAGTGTAGTCATGTCAAAGGGAACCCCGAGGTTGTATATGAGAGCTGCATTTAAACTTTGATCAGAATCGAAAACAGCAACCTCATCAACTCTGCAATTATTCCTCATATAATCACCTTGAGCGTACCTTCCAATTCTAAGGTTTGAGGCTTGAACCGCTCCAGAATAGCCGAAGTTAGAATTTATGTTGTTATAGGTGGTTTCTACACCATTAATAAATATCTTGAATCTACTATAGTAATTATTAACATTACTAGGGTTGGAGCCTGTAGTACCTCCGTTATAAGTAATAAGTATGTGTGTCCACTGATTAAAAGGTATTGAACCACTTTGACTACGGATTTCTAAATTATTAAATAGATTACCATAAAGAAGTTCAACCCTGTCTTGAGATCCATTATAAACAAGTCTTATAGTACCATTAGAGAAGTAATTAGAATCTCCAAAATAGAAGATAGTTTGTTCTTGGTTGAAGCTAGATCCTGACTTGAAGTATAGAGATAAAGACCACGCATCTGATGAACCAACACCATTTGACGCCCTACCAAGTACCGTTGCAAGTGTTAAAGGAGAAGCTGAGAGGTAATCATTTATAACAAAGTTTACTGATTTTGAGTTAGCGAAGGGAGGATTAGAGACGTTTATTGTTAAAGTTTTGGAGTCAGTACCGTTGTAATTGACAGCTTTCATAGTAGGGGTGTAAGTACCAGAAGATAAACTACCTATTAACTTTCTGGTATTACCTTCCACAGTAACCAGACCTTGAAGGGAGATTATCCCATTCATACCCTACCCCAAAATCTGCTGTTAAAATATAATTAATATTTTCACCAGCAACTGCATTTATAGATAATGGAGATGTTATTACTGGTGGTTCATTTGCAGGTGTACCAGATGCCATAAACACTGCATTTAAGGCATTTACAGTGGAAGTCCCATCATTACCATAAGGTTGATCGTTTTCATTTATAAACTCACCGAAAGGTTCATCACTAACTATCTCTATACTTTTAGATAAGTCTACAACAGATACTTTAGTATTATCCTCTCCGTTTAGTATTGCCTGTAAGGAATTAGGAAATTGTGCACCATTTGCATCCTCAAAAAAGATACTTCTAGCATCATCATCCCTATAAATTTTAATAGTCATTTTTTCACAACTCCAATCGCAGAGCCTGCATTAACAAGTGAACCATTAGTGGATAATCTTATCTGTAGTCTTATAGGGTTATCTTTAGTATCAGAGTCTCCCATATAAATCATTTGAGGTGTTAATGAAAACCTATAAGGAACACCGCTACCGCTATCTAATCTCCCTATAATTGTTTCTAAAGTGTATTCTGCACCAACAGCCCCTAAAAGATATCGTAACTCTAACAAGGCGTTATTAGTATTGGGTGTGACACTAAAATCGTTTCTTATAAAACAGTTATCACCTAAAGATAATTCCGCAAAATCAAAGTGTCCATTATTAGTATTCATTAACTTTGTCACTCCGCTGGGCAAGTAGTTTAAATTAGTAAAACCTCCTTGACCGTCGTTAGGTATCGTAGTCCAAGTATTAGCTGTCAGTGTTACTGGAGTTACTGATGTGGCAGCGTCATTATAATCTGCAATGCCATCTGTTGTACCTACACTCCCTCCACCGTTAACCCACTGATCGGGATTCAATATTGCCATAAACATTCTCCCCTAAGAAATATCTTGCACAAAAGCTGTTGTAGGGTTGTCATTCACAACTTTAACCCAGACTTCTCCACTTCCTGCCGTAAGTATTTTTGAAGGTTCCTCATCTTCTAAACTAGAAACAACCTCCCCTTCCGTAGAACTTGCTAGTGGTTGTGTAGCAGACTCAACTGCATAGAACCGCGAGGCTCCTTTATTCTGTATCTTCATAACTGTACCTTCCACTATACCTGAAAGTGTAGATACAGACTGCCATTCAGATGTAATAGTTATATCTGGCATAATTTCTCCTATTGACAAGGTGTTTTGTAATTGTTATTATTGAATAACTGTTTTATTAATATTAAGGTGATTATATGGATAAGAAGCTATCCGCAAAGGTAAGAGTTTATAGTGTGGAAGGTGAAGATTATTTGGCTTACAAATTTAAGGGAAGATATTACCCTTTGATGATTGAAACTGAGGAAGATGAGAAAGATTTACTGTATAAGCATACAGAACCTTGTCCTTATAAAGCGGCAATGGTGATTCAAAACCAGTATGCACCATTCTTTGATAAAAAGGAAATTAGGAAGATTAAAAAGATTGGAGTATTAGAGGCTATATTTTCATTCTAAAGAGGGAGAGGATCCCCCCCTCTCTACCTGCTTCTTCTGTTACGTGGACGACCTGTGATAAAACTATCCAAACAACGGTTGTCTGAAGTATTCCACAAACTTCCTATCCTCACTCCATTAGAGATGTTGTTTGAATTAGACAAAACCTTTTCATACTTATCTCTGTCCAATCCTGTTACAATAGGCATAGCTGTTGTATTGAAGTCTTCTTCTTGTTCTAGACAAGGTAGGAGGTCATAAGGATTCTTAATAAAGTTCTTAAGCCAATCTTTCCATCCATCAACTGAACCCTTTTCTTTATTATCCACTTCTATTTCAACAAGACCTTCCTTTTCTCTAACTTTTCTCCCAGCAATATCTGCTTTAGTAGTTAGAGCGCTTATAATATAATTTGCAGAACTTACTACAGATTTATAGGTTAGTATACAATCTTTATCATTTAAAGGGTAGAGTACTTCCCATTGGTCTATGAAATGATTTACTATATCGTTAGGTAACAAGTCTGTAGAAGGATTTCCTAAAACAAGATATACTTGGTCTAAAACTTCTTGTTGCGTCATTAAATTTTTCTCCTCTACATAAAAGAAAAGCAGCCCTAAGGCTGCTTTAATATAATGTTGTTATTAAGCAGCGGTACACTTAACAACTAATTCTGGACGATAGTTAACACATAGGAAACTAGATTCAGATTCAATCTCGACTTTACGACGATCTGTCATCTCCCACATATAGATTTCTTGTGCTGTAACATTCGCACCTTCTACCGTATCTGAAGGAGCAAAGTGTTGACGGAACATATCTTCAATACCTACAGGCATCATAAATGCTTCATCTGTTGGAATAAAGTCAACACCATCTGCATCTTTGAATGGGTATTCAATATAACGAACATTACCATGTACAAACTCACGATAAACACTGTTAGCACCACCACGACCTGTGCGATCACGTAGAGGATTATTTTGTGATTCAAAGTAAGTGTATGCTTCACGGAAGTCCGCGTTCTGTAATAGCTTCGAGAAGAAACCTTTAGAACATAAAGCAGTAATTTCGTAAGAGCTGCCGCCATCTTGAGCTTCTTCAGCAATGTGTAATCTTGCTTCTTCAGCTTTTGCGATTGGGTCACCCGAACCAGCTAAATCAAAGTTTACAGTCTTCTGTGTTTGACCAAATACTGTGTAATAGTTGTAAGCTGTAGTTGTACCATCTGGTGCGTAAGCTAAACCTTTGATAGCTTCCATCATAGCTTTTTCAGAAGTAGCTGCGTGGTTAGCACGGATTCGACGCATAACACGTTCACGAACTTCATTCAGTTTAACAGTATCGTTAGCTGTACCATACTTACGTAAGTTTTGTAGGTCAGAAGGACGAATACCGCCATCTAAAGGGAAGAATGGAATTTCTAGACGTTTTACGATTGCATCTTCTGCATCTGTGTAATTACGTGGACCACCACGGCGTTTGTCTTTAATAAGACCAACTTTTTCTGTAATAACGTCAACAGTAACGAATTCAGTTTCACCAAATTCTTTTGAGAATAGACCTAAACTTGAAACAAGAGTCCAAACAGGAGGCATCTTATTAATTGCTGAAGTTAGGTCTTGGATATGTAAATCACCATAGCGAGGCATTATTATACTCCTTTAAAAATTAAGATAATTGAGATTCAAACTTGAAGCCGAATGCTTCAAGAGCAGTTTTAGCAGCAGCTAAGTCTGCAGCAGAATCTACTTGAATATAACTTTCGCCTACGCCACAATCACGAGCTAAGACTTTAAGTTTATGAACACCAGCAGCAAGGCCGTCACCAGTAACTAGACGTTCATCAATTAAGATGTAACGAGAGTTAGCTTCTTCTGTATCGAGGATAATAGTACCATCGGCTGCAAGGATATCACCTAGTTTAGTAGTTGCTGTTACAGTTACGTCAACAACATCTACAGGGTAGTTCTTATCTTCAGAAGAACCGTATAAGTAAATGTTTGAAATATCAGTATAAGACATTATTTATTCTCTCCGTAATCTTATAGGAACGACTGTTCGCCGTATTTTTCTTCTAAAGCTTTTTCTAAATCAGTAAGACCAGTATCTTCCTCAACATCTTCCTTAAGGGCTTTATCAATACCTGTCTCTGTTAGAGCAAATTCTTCTTTAGTTTTTTCTAATTCAGCTTGAGCTGTTTCAAGCATTTTGAATAGTTCCACAACGAAAGTATTATCATGATTTTCTACAAAACCTTTAACAATAGTCTCTTGTTGTGACTCTTCAATGAACGATAATGTTGATACGCCTTTAGCAAAACCTTTCTCAATACGGTCTAGGCGCTCTTTGCGGCTTTTTTCTAGCTCTTGTTCTGCTGCTTTATTTGCTTTCTCAAGTGCATCTAGTTTTTCTTGATATGAAGCTTCAACAGATTTTTTAACTTCTTCTTCACGTTGAGAAATGAAGTTCTGGAAATCTTCTGATTTCAAAATTTCTTGGATATCCAAAGTAAGATCCTCTTTTTCTTTGTTTTTGATTACCTCTGTGGAGGTGTTTGAGTGTGGCTTATTATCCTCTGACAGAGGTAGTTCGTCAGAGCTTTTGTTGATAACACTTGAAATGTTTTCAACAAATTCTTTAGTGTCTAGACATTTGTTCAAAGAGGTAATATCTCTTTCTTGTAGAGATTGAATAGCATCAGATGAAACTTTTAAATCACCCTCTACTTCCATAAACATATCTAAACGGATAACAGGAGAGGCTTTGTCATCTAAGAGTACATCGCCATTTTCTGCTACAGAGTAACCTACTTTAAACAAACCATCATAGCTTGAGAAATAGACATCATCTTCATTGAAGTCGCATACCCACATCCAATCACAACATTCTGTTTTGAATTTAGACATTACAGCGTGTGATAAGAGTTGCATTTTATTGTTTGTAAGGTTTAGGTCTTTATTAATTTCTTGTTTAATGTCGATACCAATTTCTGAAAAAGTCTTTACAACGTCCTCAGTAATCTCTATACTGTCTTCATCAGCTTTAAAAAGAAAAGCTTTATTATTACCTAAACCTGAGGCACTTCCTCCTTGGTCTGGTAAAGTGTAGGCAATATGAGGACCACATTTAGTTTTACTTTTGTCGAAATCGAATGTAACATCTTTGATATAAGTTTTAGGCTTCATCAGTATGTTCCTCGTAATCAGGATTATCTTCTTTTACACCGAGAGCACCTATGCTTAAACCTTGCAACTTCCCAGCTTTACGAAGTTCCCAAAGATTCTCGTCTGTAAACTTTACTTTGATAATTGGTTGACCTTCGAGAACAACTTCATCACCAATCTTACATTCACATTCATTAACCCAAGCTTTCTCGAAATAAAAACCTTCTGTATTGTATACGTGGGCTATATTACCACTAATATTATCAAGGTTTTCATTTATGTTAGCCACCATTTTACGAATCTCTGTTTCTGACATACCTTCATTATGGAGGTCTGCTTCATCAGGTCTGCAATACAGAGGTTCGATAGCTACCATTTCCTCTTCATAAAATTTCTCAATCTCTTGAAGTGGTTGGGGGGGTTTACCGAAATGTTTTGTGATAAGATTGGTGAGAGATTTTACAAATTCATCTCCCACGTTAATCTCCTGAGATTATTTAATAGATTATTATTTTCTATAGTTTAATTATAACAGTATTGAAAGTTTAATGCAACACTATGCGTTCTCTACATTACCTGTAGAGGTATCACCGCCTCCTGTGGCGTTTCCTACTCCACTCGGCATACCACTAGTCATACCATCACCTGACCTTGTAGTAACGTCCCCTAGCTTATCTGCCAACTCTTCTAGAGATATATTGTCCTTAAACCTGTATTTGAAATCTAATCTTTCATACATTTCATTTAGGAATAACGGATCATGTGAAGGAAGTAATCCTACTGCACCAGTTCTTTGTAACATCTTAGACATTTCATCATAGCTTACTGGTTCAATATCACCTGCAACAAGTTTAGGCATTTCTTCTTCTGGAAGATTAATACCATTTAAAGAGAGTAATTGAGGAATTAAATCATTATTCAACACTTCTAAGATGATTTGGACATCTCTGTCGATATAGTGGGTGTGGATATTGTTCTTACCTTCAATAAGAGCATAACTACCACCACCTTCACCAAGGATCATATGTCCAGCACCAAACCTATCAAAGATGGCTTTCTGTTTTGCCTTGATAATTGATTCGGTCTGAAACATTTTCCCCGACCCTTCAACACCTTGGAATTTCATAGTGTAAGCTTCTTGGTTACTACTTCCCTCCAGAAGCTCTCTAGGGATTATCATAGAGGTTTGTTCACCAGCATGACACAATGCCCCTTGTTCCTCTAAACGTTCAATACTACGTGCCTCTGGTCCTGTGGGGTCTTCTGCAGCCTTATTAAGGATTTCACTTGGAACACCAAATACTAGCATACCACCCATATCACGAGTAACACCTACTGTTTGATATTCATTAATGATGTCCATTTCCTTTACATCACGGAAACAACCAACTAAAGGAGATTCACCGAAAGGATTGGATTCTGTAGAATTATACCCAAACAGCATAAACTTTTTACGAGGGATTTCTTTATATATACTCCCATGATCTCTTGGGTTAGAGAATCCATCATTATCTTTGAAATAAGATGTATCTTGTCGAGCATATAATATTTGTCTACCATCCTTACTGAATTTGAAAGGTGTAGAACAATTTAAACTTCCTTGAGGTCTGTATGCGAGAGACTTTAATTTGAAAGGATATTTTCCAGCATACGTTCCAGTTTTAATTTTTTCAAAGTTTTTCTCTGCGATAGAGAATCCATACTTCTTAAAACTAATAATATTCCTTACAGCTTGCCTTAATGTCTGATTACGCATATTCTTGAAGTTGTATTCAACAAACTTAGCAGCCTCTTCAGAAACCTCACTGTTTGCCTTACCAACCACTTTAGCGTTAGCAAAAGCCTTTTCAACAAGTATATAATTGAAATCTAATGCTGTAGATACTGCCGAATTGAGAGACATCTTATCAAAAGTTTTAATCCTGTTTGAGTAAGAGCCTAGTTCATAGGGCATTATCAAATCTATGTAATCAGTGACAGCAGCCATTCCAACTGTACCCAACTCTCCAAGACGTAATCTTGAAGTATTGGCATCTTCACTAGAAGCTTTACTTACTTCTTGCTGCTGCCTTTTGTTATATTTTTTACGATTCTTCTTAGCTATTTTTAAAGCCATGTTAACTCCTGTCACTGATGAGGTTATTTGACTTTATCTAAGTATTCTTTTACCATTTTCTCAAATGACGCACGTTTATTAAGGTCTATTCCTGTAGATTCTTTAACAAGAGTTTCTAAAGCATCTTTAGAACCTTTCTTATCGTCTTCATTATAAACTTTCCACAAATCATCTTCTGTTAAAGGAGATTCTTTATCTTCTATAACAGTGGTTTGTTCAACTACAGGAGATTCTTTAACAGGGAGTTCTTTAGTGTCATCTTGTAAAGAGATATCTTCTGTAAGGTATATTTTGAAAACTCTTCCAATTTTAGTAGATTTAGTTAAGTCTACAGGAATGTTGAAATCTTCTTTCAAACCGTGTAATATTGCTGAAGTGCTTCTATAGTGGTAAAAGTTTTTATCTACATCTTCAAAACGCAGACCTCTTAAAGAAAGGTAACAACTTCCTTCTTTGATTTTCTTATCCGATAAAGCATTCACACCTTCTACAAAATCTGTAGTGTTTACAAAGGTGTGACACTTTGTTATAGTGTCGTAACTCATAGTATCCTCTTAGTTGAGTTGATATAATATTTTAACATGGATAGCTACTCTTTACAAATAAGAAGGGATTGTAAAAGAGTAGCTTGTAGAAAACTTTACCATTTTATCGAAGGGATTGCTTCATTTTGGCATAGTTTGTCTGAGAGTTGTTGAATTGTGGAATGACAACTGGTTTGTGGATTTTTGCTGTTTTCAGCATCTGATAGGCATCTGCGACACTATCAACAATATCGTCGTGTACTCCAGATATTCTCACCGAAGGATCAAATACTTCCAATTCTTCATGAAAGATATCATTCCAGTCAGACTTAACTACGTATACCATATTATTTTCTGCAGCCACAGCGAAAGGTTCAAATGCTCGCATCTTCCTATTCTTAGTGTTGGAGGTTTTTATCTTCTTAACCAAGATACCTTCTGCCATGATAGTCCTTAGCATACTCTGACAGGCAGCTTTACCACTACTGGAAGGATCTTCAGGGATATATGTGGTAACGGTACCCCATTTATCTTTATCCTCGTGACCTGTGTCTATAATAGCATCTAGAACTCCAGCATACCTTTTTCGGTATCTCTTCACATCCAATACATATATATTTCCTTCTCTACATTCACCTAATAGCGTACCAACAGTGTAATCTGGGTCAGGGTATTTTTCAGAAGGTATAGATCCTGCTAAGTCATAAGCCCTTACTAACTTAACCATTTCAGGGACATCAGCTTCTACTACCGTAGTTGTCCACTCTTTCTTGTACATGCCTGCGGATTCTTCTTGAACCAACCAAGCTCCATCTAAAAGTCGCATTCTTTCTATACGGGGAAGGGATTTAAGACGGCTTAAGTATGTGGGATCATGCTCTAAAAGCACGGGATTATCTTGGCACGTAGCCGATATGAATCTGAAGCTTGTTATACCTGCATCTTCTCCATACGATTTTTCCAGTTCTTCTCTTGTCCTTGCCCATTTCATTTCATTACCTTGACGGATAAAATACATCTCCACCCCGTCCATATCAGGTTTAGGAATGCCATGATTTTGTTCGTCAAGATACCCTGCATCTTGTAACCACTTTCTCAAAAATGAATTATACTCTGGGTTACATGTTAACTTCATAACAGGCTTCATTGGAGCCATTGTACGCATACGAGATATAAAATAAACCACTTGAGATTCAAGCATTTGCTGCGCTTCATCCACCAAAAAAGCTGCTACCTGCCACTTTATCTTCAAGAAGGATCGCAACATCCTTCCCCGTTTACTAAACTGCTGTATATTTCTACACAGAAGAGACTATATCTTAATCTTCAGCTTTATCTGTTAAGACCACTACCGTTTCGAATACCGTAAGCTTGTATCCTACGAGCCTGTGCTCTAGTCGTTGGGCATTTATTACCTTTAGTAATTTTAGCAACGGATTGCCCTCGACTTTACGTTAGGGGTTTCCCGTTTTAAGTAGTGTTATATTCCTAAAAGTTTCCGTTTAGGACGGCTGTGTAAGTTGTTGTGGTAACAACTGAACTTAACCTTGGAAATTGTGCTTATCCGCCTCTCTTTCACAGTGACACATCTTTATCTCTGCACCACTTGGGAATGTAAACTCCATTGAATTAGTACGGATGTGGACTTTTGGTACAGCGTCTTTATACATATTAGTAGCTGTATCTAGAAGACCTCCAACACCTTTGCTAAAACCTAATATTTTCATACTAGCTTGGACTATATCATCACCCGTTCTGGGTGTCGGACGCTAATGCGGTTATTAAGCTCTCAAGCTCCGCTAG